GATGATAATTATAATGATGATAATTATAATGATGATAACGACATTGGTTCAGATGATGATGATGAAATTGTTTCTCGTAAATCATCCGGTAAACAAAAACTTAAAAAACCAGAAACCAAGCCGCAAAAGAAACCTATTATGCAAACAACTACTACTAATCAAGATGATATGTATCATAATCTTACAGATATTGATATTGCGGTAGAAACCAAAAATTTTGAAGAGTTAAAAGCAGTAGTTAATATGCTGGTGGATAAAATTAAAGATGCTATTATCACATGTAAACTTAAAAAATATTGTGAAGTTGTGGCTACCCAAACATCAGATTTTCGCTTTAGTATTAGTGGTATTCATCGTAAAGTTGAAGTTTTTATGGTTGAATCTGGTCCTGGAAATATTGGTAATTTTCACCTACCATGTGTAAGAGCATGGTATGATGGTGTTGATACTTATATGTTCCCAGATTTTGTTACAGCAGCATATACAAATATTAATATTAACACTCACTGGACTTCTACAAACAAGGATCTGCGCGATATTGTAATGAAATATTATCAACGTGGATTTGGTATGTTATTAAATGTAAAAGATACACAATCTCTTATAAATTATATAAATGCGTCTAATAAATGGCAAAAATGGATAATTCCTCTAAATGGAAGATATTGGAAGATACGTATGCTCAAAAGCCTAGCTATTTATGAAACTGATAATACTACCAGCAATTTCTTTAATCCTTCCGTAACTAATCTAGGTATTCATTTTGAAATAAAATCCAAGAGACAAGATTTGGGTTTAAAAAATGCAGTACCAAAATTTTCAAGAATGATCAGAAAAAGCAACACATTATCGATAATTGCTTTTGACAAAAAATATATTGTAAATAAAGCAGATAAAAAGATAGGAATTCTAGAAGTATATAATCCTTATTGTAATCCGATTATTTCAAATTATTTCTGAACCAAAGCAGCTGCATCATCAGGCTGGGACTACTGGACTACTGGATTTATTTTTTTTGTGCGAACGGGAGGATTAATATTTGCAAGCAATGGCATCCTGCTTTCCGGGAATAGAGTTTGAAGATGCTCTAAAGTCAATGAAGATTTATTGCGAAATATCAGCTTATTTAAATGCTTACGCTTCAATCGAATATTGGTCTTATGACCAGAGAATGCATTGAAGTCAGGAATAATTAATACTTTCTTAAATTTGCCTGTAGCCAACACTTCTAATTTTTCATAAATAAATGGAAGAGCCGTTTCGGGATAAATGTAATTGTTAGTGACATCTTTAGGTGTACGAGGCGGGCCCTTTGTCACTCCGTGCAATTGCAGTGCTTTAAGATAGAGATGAATATCATGACCCCAATTTGATCCAAAGATAATACCAACCGCCTCATAGATATTTTCAGTGGTTGCAAAGAGAGTGGTAAGTTCTTCGGTGCTACCCTTAGAAACAATAACCTTGGGTTGAATAATGTTGGCATTGATGTGGCGATGAGTTAATTCTGAATAAACACCACGAATCCATTCAATAGAACGATGAAATCCATACTCGCCCACAAAGTCGATATATTGTGAAAGTGTCGCTGATCGCTCATACTTAACTATATAATTGGGAATAGTAATAATTTGCGTGGGTGAAAATGAGTTAGCATCAATTGCCTTTGCTCGATTTGTTTTTGAGCATTGAATAATGTTTTGCAAGATCATGCAAATATGCGAGAATACATTTTCGGGTGATTTAAGAACATCGGCTCCTGAACAGAGTTTAATATAACGTCTAATAAAATCACAGTCGCCCTTTTCATCAGTAAACAAACTATAATCACTGCAGTCCATGCAATTGTTAAATACTTCAAAAATACCATCATCCTCAATATCTTTGTCAATATTAGGCAGCTCACTAAGATCGGGCTCAATTGGCGCCTTTTCATGTGAAACTTTATCATCCATGTTGATGGGTTGACCAAGCGCCTGAAATTTCTCAATAATAAATTTAGCATAGTGAGAACCACCGGTCATTTTATTTTTATAAGCAGTTAATGCGGCATTATATTCATTCTTTAGCTTAATATGGTCTGCGTAATATTTTGGATTTGTATTAATAAGTTTCCATACTGTATCTAAAGCTTGAGCCGGAGTTAAGTCTCCATACTTAGCGGTCATATTTCGGCGCGTCTGCTCTTCTAGCATACACATGAAGAAACTAATAACATCTTCGGTCCGCTTAAATTTAGGCGCAAGCTGTTGCATGGTTGCTACGAAAACATGAGTAGCAAACAAATTATTGTCTTCAATATCCAGGCGGATTTTAGATCCGGGCAAATTATATAGTTTTAAGTTAGAAAGCAAGGTGGAAATGAAGTCGGGGTTCTCGTCTGCAATCATCTGCATGATGTGCTTGCAGGATTCAAGAAGTAATTTATACTTTTGCGCATTTGTAGCAGTTGGCGATGCAAAGAGAGCCTTAATACATTCATCAAGAAGTTTAAACGGAATAATTTCGAGCATTTGCGGTGAATACGCATTTTGATCAGAAGCTGAAATAATAGCCAATAATTGTCGGATTTTACGCTGAGCAACATACCAATGATGAGAATTGATGTATAAAGGTATAATATAATGAGGAGATGAGCTATTATTAATTAAGTAATCGAGAATAGCGGTTTCTGCGGAAACCAAATCCAATGACTGATCATTACTCAATCGTATACAAAGAACGTCGCCCTTTTGAAGCAAATCCAGGTAATTTTGAGCAGGTTGATGATCAGTGGCTGGAGTTGTGAGAGCGGTCGGATCATTGGGATCAAAGGGCTTCTTACCATTATCGTCTTCTATTTCGCGCAACTTCATAAGTTCTTCCGAATTAGTAGAAATATATTCATTAATCTCTTTGTCAAATGTTGATATCGTGTTATCGCGAAACAGACCGAATGAGTATATGGAATTTTGAAGCTTTCCAAATGTGCTAATTGACAACATGCGTTGATTAGTTTCGGGATTAGTTTGCTTGAGTTCACCCAAAGCATTATTAAAGAACAAGATAATGTTTCGCAGGGAAAGATATTGATTTATCGTATACTTTCGATCAATTGGCGATACACTATATAAGTTATTACCAATTTCATCAAAAAGGTCATTGAACATTTTAATATTGCGTTCTATTGATTGCAGACCGGCGTCATCAATATTGTTGGTAATGTATAAAACGAGGCCATACATCTGAATATAAATGTATTCAAGCATAATATTGCATTTTTCAATAATTGTCATTTGCGAATTAATAGTTGGAACGGATGTCATTTCGGTAAAACCGCGTCCGGATGAAATATTAATACCATAGGCATTGCGATTAGAAGGATTACCATTGTCGCTGGTATTTGGTTCAAGAGCACCGAAAATATAGCCCTTGAGAACAGACGAATCTCCTATTTCTCGCATGTGCATTCTTATCTTCTTATCTGCTAATGGAAGATGAGCAGAGACAGAAAATCTATTAATAAGTTTGAGCAAATTACCTATAGCCGCTCTCATTTGATCAACAGTCTCTACATACTGATAAGAACTTGGCAAAGTCGCAGAGCGAGTTATTTTATCTAAAAAGTAGCTATCATGGGCATTATCTACACCAATAGAATGTATTTGAATAGCCTTCTCTGCGCAAATAGCATAAATCATACGAAGACGATTAATTATCTCAATTCTTGGGCATACAGTTTCTACTCCAGCAAGAATAATAACCAATACAGCACATGAAGATGATCCGGTGGATGAAAGATATCCAATTAATGTGTCCATGAGGATGCAAATATTAAGCTCCTCATTTTGTTTATGAGTAATTTGGAAACTATTATTGTCCAAATAGTAAGATCGGGTGCCTTCCGAAAAAGTAAACAATATATCATGAGAAATAGAAGATGAACGAGGCAGTTGAGTGGAAATTAATTCTTTTAATGATTTAGTGGCGGTTTCCAACATAGTCGGATCCATAAATTTCGAAGAATCCACACAGTAGACTATTTCTTTGCGAGAAAGTGCTTTAGAATTGGGCAAATTTAAAGTAAATTCAGTTGCATCTATTGTTTCGGTTTTTGTAATTATCTGGAATCTTTGAGTACGAAGAGACGCCATTGAAATATGTTGATTAATATTTTCAATTATATATTTTATATAAGTATCTTTAAATAGGTATTGTTGTGTCTTGGCTTTCAAATGTGCAGTATTAAAAATGCATTTGATGGTATAAATCAAGCCGTCAATATGACATTGTGTATAACTGGATTTTGTCTAAGCGTGGGTGGATTTATATATAGTTTAGTTACAAATGGAGAGAAGTTTGTTGCTGGCTCTTTTGGATATTTTGCAATATACAGTGGAAAATCTATATATGAATACGGTTATAGCATGGTTAGATTAGGAATGGAAGTAAAGAAGTTAACATCGGAAAATTTGCGTTTAGAACAAACAATTGATAGAACTCAAGAACTAAATGAAGAATATAAATCACAAAATGAAACACTTACAGCAAACGTTAACACACTTAAGAATACCAACGCGGAGTTAAAGACCACGTCAAGTAATTTGAAAGCCAACTTGGCCGAAAGTACTACACTATTGGGTACTCAGAAAGAACAAATAAACAAACTTGAAGATCAAGTTAATGGATTGGGTGTTCTCCTTGAAAGCTCAAAGAAGATGGTAACAAATCTTATTTTAGCCGGCGATGATTATCACAAATTTAATCAAAAGTTTGGTACAAACTTAAGTTCGCTTGATGAAACTGCTAAGGACCTAAAGAAATACACAACATTATTAGGCACAATCACTAATTCTTTGGCAAAGAATGTAAAAGAAGAGGATATACAAGATGTATGCGTAGATGAACGCGCTGTAAACGGAAACGCAAAAAAATTAAAAGTAATCCAAAATATTATCGATAGAAAAAATTATGCAATAACTGTATGTGGAAAATCACCAGCATCTTCTGCTTGCGTTCGACCTCTCAATTAACAGTGCTATTTGTTTTTCTTGTAATTCACTTTTTTTGCGTGATTCTATTAGCTGCACATTGAGCGCTTCACAAATCATGTTTTGATTTTCCAGATTTTTTTCCAGATCGAGGAGTCTTTTCTCCTGCTGGCGCAGGGTTCTCTTCAGGCTGTGGTTCTGGTTCTGGCTGTGGTTGTGGCACAGGGAGAGCAACTCGAGGAGTCCTCCCGGATACTCCTTCATCAACAAGAAAGGTTTCAAGGTCCTTGACCATGGCTTTCATTTCGGCCAAAAGATCAGCTGTGCTTGAAACCTCATCAGAGTCAAGCAGGGCCTTGTATGCGAGGTCACGTGCGGCCTTTTCCTTGTTCTCGGCTACAAGCTTACGCAACTGGAGGTTGAGCTCAACCAAACGAGCATGCTGTGCCTTGATTGTGGCGCTGTTTTCAGTAAGGAATTTCTGGGCATCGGCAAGCTTCTCTTCGGAAGTTGTGTTAACAAGAGTGGCGGCTAATTCCTGCTCATCGGCCAGTTCTTGCTGCAGATTAAGAATCGAAGCCTCGACTTCGGATTCATCGTATTGTTGGGACAAAATGGGAAATGACATTGTGATTGTGCTGTTATACTTGTTGTTATAAAAAATTAAAAATTGAAATTAATGTAGGTGTGATATAGAAATTTGGGATTCATGAACACACGAACAAAAGAAGGGTTTAACGAGATTATCAAAAAAAGTGCTATTGTAAGTGGCCAGATGAGTATTATTAATTTTACACTGGCTGGATTTGGAAACGGCATTTACTCAGTTATGAGAACCGCGCCTGCTATTTTTACGGAGAATAAACTGGTTGACGGCTCTCGTCAAAACAATAGTTTTAGCAAATTGTTTGTTAAGAACTTTAATCTAATGGATAAACGATTTTATTTGATGACGTGCGTTGTGATTCCAATGACGGCATTCACGTCGTCGGTGGGTTTAATTGGCGTTCTAAAGGCAACAAAAAACGATTAACTGCCAATTAATAACCAATTAATAACCAATTAATAACCAATTAATAATCAATTAATGGCCAATTATTGTTTTATTTTATTTTCTTTTTTTCGCATAGATAAAATGATTTTTTCAAATAGCGGATTTATGAGAGCCGGAGTATTTTTTCTCTGATCGGTATTAGCCAATCGTATTTTGTTGACTATATCTGCTGATTCATAGTTACGATGTTTTATCAAATAATACGCAATAATAGTAGCGGATCGATTAATACCCGCGTGGCAATGAATAAGAATTTTTGTACGAGGTCTTTCTCTGCGAAATACCGCTATAACATTTGAAATATCATCTAGCTTATTGATAAGTTCTATTGTGTCTTTTTTGATCGTAAGAACACCCGGAACGGTGTCTGAAAAATTCATCGCAAAAATAGTAGGAATTGATATCTTGTTAACATATTGAGGTCGATTACTCGCATTAACTATTAACCCAATACCGTGTTCACGTAAGAAATTATCGTTATCAACAACTTCCGCACTGCTAATATATATATCATCAGTAACATAAGCCCAGTCGGTTGACATCGTGCTTTTTATATATTTTATTCTATAATATGCTGATAAAAATGTTTAAATGTTATTAAAATATTATACTCTGGATTTGAACAATAAGACCATAAATGTGTGCTGTATGTAAAAAATATATAATTTTATGTAAATATATAATTTTATGTAATATGTGTTAGTGTCTACATATAATATAGAAACAATGCCGGTTGGTGGTAAAAAGAGAAATTCGAAGAAGACGCCTCGAAAGTCTTCTCGAAATTCGAGTAAGTTTTCGAGATCAAGACATTCAAGCAAGAAAACTTCTAGAAGCATCTCAAAGCGACCATATCGTACTTCATTTGATAGAAGAAGTCCGTCTGAAGATCGAGTAGAGGGTTTATCATCTGCCCCTAAAGTAGTAGATGACACTATGTCTTTATCATATTTACAGCGAATAGCCCGTACTCGAGGAGTGCCTTTTGGAGGATTAACAAAGCAGCAATTAATAAGAAAAATTAACACATATTAATAATCAAAAATATATTGTAAAAAATTGATTAATATATTATGAGTATTAAAGGGGTATTAAATTAAACAAATAGAAAACTATATAAATAGAAGCAGAAAAATGCTAAAAGCGGAGGAATTGGAAACAGCAGAGCAATGCAATAACCATTGTTGCAATCACTCAAAAGTTGAATCCAACGTTAAGCGGGGAAAAATTCAACTAATTATTGGACCTATGTTTGCTCGAAAAACTAGCACAATGATTGGTGAAATTGAGCGTGCAATGATTGCTAAAAAACCATGCTTGATTATTAAACACGCGGTAGATACTCGTTATGATCATAAGACTTCTAATGTGGCTATTGTTACTCACAATGGAAAGATTTTTAATGATTGCCCAATTGTTACAGCGGATTGTTTAGCAAATGTAAACAATGATATTGTCGTGGCTAGTCATTCTATTGCTATTAGCGAGGGACAATTCTATAATGATATTGTTGAGTATGCTAACAAATGGGCCGATATGGGAAAGCATATTATTATTGAGGGATTGAATGGAGATTATAAGCAACAGTCGTTTAAACCTATTGCTGACTTAATTCCATATGCAGATGATATCTTACATCTTAAAGCAATTTGCATGAAGTGTTTATGCAATGATGCGTCATTTACGATACGTTTATCTTCAGATTCTGAACAAATTAAAATTGGATCAGACGACATTTATCAAGCGGTATGCAGAAATTGTTATAAATAAAAAGGTATTCATTTATATAAGTAAATGAGTAAATGAGTAAGTAAATGAGTAAATGAAAAAAACCAAAAAATATTTTTTGTTATTTCGCCATAAATTGCAGAAAAAACCATTTTTGCTAATAACAATTATTGTCCGTAATTTTCAATTAAAAAAGTGATACCATTAGTTCAATAACTAAAATGAGTGGAAAGCGTGTTGAGAACCAACTTCGCAGTGTCTGGACACAGCTCCAGAACTCTCGTCTGTCGAAATGTGTGGCCGATGGTAACGTGCCAAGTGAAGATTTGATTCGTGAATTTGATCGAATTCTTAATCGTGCGAGCCCGATTGGGTATCAGGATATTGCCGTTGGTGATGGATGGCGAATGCTGTATGGACGAGATCGAGAACAGTTTACCCAGTATCTGAAGAATACTTCGCAGGAATATCTTTTGCTGGTTATTGACATCGGATTGGTTCGCACACTCATGGGCCTGCCGCACGAGGTCCATCTTACATGGGATTTGAATCGTCGTGAATTCCGTGTAAACTACAACGCTCATCAGGAAAATGGTGCTTCTTCCTCGAACCAGTCTCGTGGAAAGGGATTTAAGAAAGGCCCGCGCGACCAGAAGGCCAGTGAATCGCCTGTTGCTCAAGAGAAGCAGGCAGAGGCACCGTTCGAAAATGCTCGACCGCGACGCAATAAGAACAATAAGCAGCAGAATGTTCAAAAGACAACTGTGCTTAACGGAGATCCTAAGTACATGGAGCTGATCAATGATCTTAAGGCCAAAAAGACCGAGGCACTTAATGGATCAAATACTCCAAAGGCAGAAGAACAATCAGGTGAGGCTAGTACCAAGCTCACCTATGCTCAAGCAGTCGCATCCACTCCAGCTGTTGCAGCGGAAAGCGCGCCCGCCAATAAGAATCGCGAGGAACTTACTACAAGTGCAGTAAGTGTGGCGAGCACAGAGAGCAGCGCTCGCCCTATTACTAAAAGCTGGGCTGATGATGGTGATGAAATTGGTAACAATGATTTCATGAAGAACAGCATTATTCGGGGACTTGAAGCCAATTAAAAAGTATTGTTAATCAAAATAAAAAAGACATTAAAATTTAACAAAAAACATTAAAACACCCAAAAATATAAAAAGTAAAAAAGTAAAAAAAACATAAAAAGTAAAAAAGTAAAAAAAACATAAAAAATATTTTTATTTTTTGATAATTATCAATTATTGAATACTTTGCAAAATACTATGTAAATCTTGATAATCTTCCATATTAATGATAATTGACACAAAGTCGCTCATTTCCATACAGTTTGAATACCATTCTTCACCGAGACCAATGAAGTGGCTTACAATAGTTTCTTTGGTTTTAATATCAGTAATTTTACGTGATTCAAATACACCATAATTTTCCAATGAATTCATTAGATCATTAAACAAAGATGGATAGTACATTTGAACAATATTTTTCTGCAATATAGACCAACCATTTACTTTTTGCTGAATAAAGTTCTTATTGATTGGCATATCCGACAAATTTGTCCAATTTAGTCCTTGAATAATAACCCAAAATTGTTGAATTGTACCTGTATCATCATTGTTTAATAGCTGATCGTCATCATCGTTTACTGGTTGCTCATACACGGCTTGATCAGGTGGTTGTTGAGCCAATCGTTGAACAAGTTTGACCGGTTTCTTAAGTTTGGGCGACTGTTTAGGACTAGAACTTGAGTCAGAGTTAGTTTCAGACTCTGAATCAGAATTAGGATCATCTACAGGATCGGGTTCAACATCTGCTGCCAAATTTTCTTTTGGAGGAGCTTCACGATCAGGTCCATAAAATACAGGAAGATTCTTACTAAAGAGTTGACCTTTTTTTGGCAAAAGAATTTCTCCGGTAGATCGGAGCAAATTAATTTGAATGTTCGGAATGTTTGGATTCGGAGTCGAATTGTTTGGAATATTCATTTAGAAAGAACTTCTTAGTATATAAAGGACTATTGTATAATTCAATTTTTATCCAATTATATAGTACTATACAATTGAATAAAACTACAAAAATCATTCAATAACTAAAAAAACAACCAAAAAACCAAAAATAGTGTCAAATGAGCGAAGAATTATTTTCTAGAGAACTTACTTCTGAAGAAGAAGCCGCACAAGATTTTTACTCTTTGGATGAGCAAAAGAGTAATGAAACTGATGGAGCTTTTGCACCCTCTGAAGCCAATCAGAAAGTTGATTTTCAAGCACATGAAGATGACGTAATGAGAATTCGAGATTCAATTCCGGAACGCAAAAAAATTGCATACGAGAAAGAACTACGTTTGCGAAAGATTATTGCTCAACTTCAATTTACTGGATATAGTCAAGAACAGATTTATCAGATTTTAGGTAAATTTGCAGATAAGGAGCTTTTTGATGACATTGTGAAACAATATAATTTACGAGGTATTCCTGACCCTGATATGTCCGATTTATGCTGGTGATTTGGCCATCAGCAAATAATTGATAAACTCGATTGTATCCTGGGTTATCTCCAAACTAATACTATCTGAAGAAATAGTTGTAAGAGGAAATATAACGGTCTGAAAGCGCGGTTGTTGAAATAGGTCTTGCAAAAACTTATCATCATTAACACGTTGAATACTAATAATAGGACGTTTGTTAAATATTATAGTTGTTTTTTTGTGCAAATGGGTGATTTGCGTTTTAAGACATTTCCACTGCGATTCATTTGTGGCTTCCGCAGGTTGTTCTCCCTCAATCAAGCCAATGACTTTACGAATGATGTCTTGTGTTGACGCGTCATATTTATCTGACCATTCTTCAATGTTTATTTTTGTAGTGTATGTTGGTGTGTTTTCATTATCGAAGATTAATGTTCGTAATTGACTTACGGCCCCTGATACTTGACATTTTGCCTGCACTAGCATATCAAATTCATTTCGCAAGTAAGCATTAATCTTTAGATGAATTTCAGAAGAATCGATGGGGAGCTTAGAAAACGCAACTACACGAGATTCGAGCTCTAGAAAGTTTGTTCTTATTTGTTCAAGTTTTTGCAAACTTACTGTTGATGAGTTTGCACGCTCAATTAATACTAAGATGGTTTCAATAGCAGCCGTAATTACGTCTTCTGAGTTAGCAGAGATATAAATTACTGGCTTTAATTTTGAGTTAACATTCTCATAGCGCAAAAGATAAGATTGTGAAATCTTTGCAATAGGACTTTTAAGCGAGACGAAAATACCACCATCGACATTAGTGCGATTGAGATCGCGTATAAACTTTTCAACTTCGGGATAAGGCACGCCCATCTTGTAATTTTTAACTTCTACTAATACTTTGCTTTGAGCTGTCTCAATGATAATATCACCGCTTTTAGCAGTCTGCGTGACATTGCTGATTTTGCATACGATTCTATCATGAAGATACTTTTTAAGCATGTTTATAATGTACTCTTCTCCAGTGACTCCTATATCAAATGAAGTCTCAGATGAGACTGTGCTTGTTGTTTGCCCAATGCGGGCAATTGCAATAGCAGCATCAAATATCTGAGCTACCTTTGTAGGGCTTACGGAGGCGAGCCAACGAACATTGCCCTCGCTGAGCTTAGAGTATATTTCTTCCAGTGGGTTCATTCGATTAGAAAGTGAAGGGTTCCGTATTATAGTCTAAAGTACAGATTGTTTTCAATTTTCATATAAAGAACAAATTGAATTTATAATATGTATATAGTACCAAGGTAGAACACGTCAACTTAAGGAAAATCAACATAATGTCTCGTCTGGCTCAAATCATCGGAAATCATATTAAGAAGGCCCAAAAAGAGCCTAATGAACATCTGATTTTTAGTGTCAATGATTCGAATATGAAGCATGTTTACCTTCTTATTAGAAATCTTGATACTGATGAAACTCCTGAGTGGAAAGATGGTGTATTTCTTGCTAAGCTAATTCTTCCTGATAATTTCCCTACGGATCCGCCAAAATTTATGCTGCTAAATGAAAATGGAGTATATGCAATTAATACGGAAGCTATTTGTATTTCTATTGGTCACTATCATAAGGAGGATGGATGGCGTCCCGTGCTTGGTCTTGCGGGATTTGCTCGAGAGGTTGCAAATGGTATGATGCATCGCCAATTTCTAATCGAAAAGGGAGGATTGAATCTACTAGATGAATCCCCACAGCAAATTGCAAAACACAGCAAAGCATCATATACAACTCTTATGAGCAAATATCCAGAAATTATGAATAAGCTAACAAGTGAATTTGAATCTTATAGTAAAAACTGGGATCTATCTAAAGTTGACGAGAGAACTAAGAAGCGTCTTGCATTTGGTAGTGCAACATTTATTAATGAATTGGCTGCTAATAGCGATTCGACTGCTTCAACCAGCAATTCAAATACTTCAACCAATGGAACTGATTCAGCGTCGGAAACCAAAAAGGAGGAGACTAAAGAAGCCCCTGCGGTTTAAGATTATAAACTTATTTTTTTGCTTTTTTAGGTATTTTGTTTATTTGACTGGCTTGCTTGCTTAACTTATTAATACAAGTATCATATTGCTAAAAATGAATAATTTATATTTATATATACAAATTGCGAATTAAAAACTGGAACGTTAGTTGTTGAAACAATAATGACTCTGCTGTTTGGAAACTCGAACGAAAGTAAATCGTTTCGCAATGTAATGGGCTTATCTTGTATTATTGAAAGTTGCAAAAAACAACGTAGCTATCATGGCGTATTGAAAGAAACGCTAAAGAAACTGACAGAAGTCGCAGATAAAACTACATATGACCCCTTGGAAAAATTCACAAGAACATTAATTGAATATTGTGAAAATGGACTTCTTCCCACTCATGCGGAACTTGGATATTTTAATAATATGAAAGACTTTGGTTATTCTTATTTTGCCGTGTTGATTCCATATGAATATGCAGAAACAGTACGTGAATATGCATGTGATGAAGAGTTTAAAACCTACATTTGCGACGAGGCGTCAGAACGAGAAATGTGGTCTAAAGATAAAGAAAATCCGGAAATTGCATTTACTAAAGAACATCGCAAAGGCACAAACATTACATGTGATATTGAAAATGAATATGTTAACATTATGTTTCTGAGATATCCCACTGATTGTTTGACTGAATTAGATGCCAAAGAGTTGGAAGAAGTAACTAACAAATATATTTGGGTACAAGTAAAGCCAGTAGTTTTTGGTGAGAAAAGTCTAGCAGTTTCTGCATATGCGGATGGGCTTCTTAATGCAATAAAATCGGGTTCTAACAGTAAGTTGGTTAATAAGTAATTGTATTATATTTTTATATATTTTTTTAGTTAAAGAATAACGTTGATGTATTTGAGTGCGTTAGCATATTTAATTGATGTATAATACTCTAAATATCATAGACAACTTACTTGAAAAAGCCAGCCAATTGGTGGTGCAAAATGATAGGGAACTTTATGTGCCATTTTTAGCGGCGGCTGAAAAATACTGCATTCAAAATGGAGGTATATTAGGCGGTAGACATGGTATTAATGTATTACTTGGGCGAGAAGAAAATCACATGATGGACATTTATATCGAGAATGTGTTTAATCATTCGAAGGGAATTGCAGATTTAATGTATAGCAGTGCCTTGGAAAATAACTCAATACCTATAAAAACCATCTATGTAGATACTCGCCTTAAAAATAAACATTATACCATATGGGTTAATGGCAGGCCTTTAGTTAATTGCATCGGCGTTGATGTTTATCGAGGAATTAAGTTAATAGATCTTACTGATGCGGTAGAAGTCGATTCCCGATATAACAAGGGAGAAAAAGTTAAATGCATGGGAGTTAAAGTGCAGTTGATTTATATTTACCGATTATTGTATCAGCCTTATGGAGCCAAAGATCAAGAAAGTTATACGAAATTGCTTGAACTTGAAGATGGGTTGATTAATAGCCAAAATATCAGTGGAAGCAATGATATAATTGAAGGTGGTGGTGCTGTGATTGAAATTCGTGATTTTGTTGAAATTATCATAGGAGTGGTACGTGAATTTATTTCTGCTAATAGCTCAAATGTTATAATTGGAGACTATGCACTAGGCAGCGAAGGTTTATGTGGTATTACCCCTAAATTTGATTCAAGAAAAAGATTTCAAATGATAAGCGCAGAAGACCCTGAAAATATACTTAATAAAACTATCAATATAATAAGCAGAATTATGAAGAAAAGTACATATTCGGCCACAATGGTGGATTATGACCTAAAATTGGTTAATGATCAGCACTTACGCAAATATACCTTTTATATAACAAATGGAAAGGATACTCAGCCTTTATTTGATGTATTTAACTCGACGACTTATGAAGTTGTACCATTTAGAATTGCTAAGATTGGTGCGGATAAAGGGTATTCAACAAAAGGGAAAATAGCAGGATGGTTTACGTTAATTCGTTTCCAACTTATTCAGTTGTATAACATAAAAATAATCATGTTGTTAGGAACTAGCAATGAGAAATATTTGAGTGAAATGATTAATCATCTAAACTCCTGTATTAAGGAACTTCGGGCTGTTATATACGAAAAAATAATTACTCACCCATTTGAAGTGTTTCCTACCGAGAATTTTGAGGGTTGTTTCATAGAACAAAATATATTGTTTAAAAAATTAATAGCAAACGAGAAACAAATGTTTGGTAGATATTATCCTCATATAAAATTTACTAAAAATGAGTCGGAGTCGGAGTCGGAGTCATCATCGGATTCAGATTCATCATCTGATTCAGAATCATCATCATCTGATCAGTCTAATACACAAAAACACGGCGGTGGAAAAAATATTGGATTTGTGCCTTACTTTGAAGACAGTGAATAAAAAAATAATTTTATATTTCTAATAGAAACCAAATAATCAATAAGTATTTGTATTATATTTTTTTTGGTTTGATTATGTTTGATTATGTTTGATTATGTTTGATTATGTTTGATTATTTAGGAGTAACAGCTTCCACGGTCTGATCAGGCGCCTTGTTACGCATTTCGTGCTCATTTTTCTCCTGCTTAAACTTAGCCTCAATCATATCCATAAGGGTCTTTGTTTCCTTCTCAACTTCCTTAAACTTAGGCCACAATACTCCAGCCTCTGCGCGGAGCTTCTCGCTAGCCGGCTTCTTAATCACCGCATCATCATTAGAAATAGTTTGACGAATATCCTTGAATGAAGGAAGCTTTTCAAGCTCGGAAAGAACCCACTCGCGATAAACAGGATCTTCGCGATACTTACGACGAAAATGGATCATCTTATTTCCATCAAACTTTTCATCAGCGGCAGCAGCTGGGGTCGCATTCTCCGTAGGAGTAGCAGTTCCTTCAGCCGGAGTGGCTGCATCGCCTGTACCCGTAGTCTTAGGGGCGCGCTTCTGACCCGATGCACTCTTAGTGAAATCGGAGATTTGAGCCTTAAGAGCGCCAATCTTCGCAATATTTTCCTGATGATATGCATCCAGCAAATTCGTCAGTTGACGATGAAGTTCCTGATTGGCTTTTTCAACCTGCTCCAGACGGGCGCACAAGCGTTCAATCACCTGTTGATTGATATCGGTGAGAAGTTTAACAAGGGCTTGGGCGTCAGACATTGGTCTTTGAAGAGTTAGAGTACTATACTGGTTGGAGTATTTAATATAATATATAGTCTTTTCAATTTTTTCCGGTGCGTTTGTAAGAATTAGAGTATTACTGATGACATTTTTTTAATTTAGAGGTATGGTTTTTTTCAAAAAAATTACTATATATAATTTTTGATTGATATTTAATAGGATATTGAAAATATTCAATTAGAAAAATATATCAATTAGTGTAAACTCTGTTGGGTACAAAAATTAAAGTACCAGGAATTGCAAGCAGTTATAACCACTTACTTACAGGTTGATAAATTAAAACAAGTGAATTTTGCTAAAATTGAATATTATTGTAGTTATGTATTCCAACTCGAAAATGAACTCAAAAACTACTCCGTTTCGCTTGCCTCCTCATGTTGTTGCCCGTGTGAAAGGCAACCCTGATCCGTTTGGCTTTAATGGTCTCGGTGCGTTTGTTTACAAGCGCACATATTCTCGTATTAAGCCAGATGGAAACCACGAAACTTGGCCGGAAACGGTAGAGCGCGTGGTTAATGGTACTTATAATATGCAGAAGAACCACGTTGAAAGACTGGGTCTTGGCTGGAACGAAGAAAAAGGGCAGAAGAGCGCCGAGGAAATGTTTAATCTTATTTATAATTTGCGTTTTACGCCGCCAGGTCGTGGTATTTGGGCCATGGGTACTGATATTACTGAGAAGAAGGGTATTTTTGCCGCACTTAATAACTGCGCTTTTGTTTCGACGGCGGATATTGCTACTGAACAATCCAAACCGTTTCGCTTTCTAATGGATATGTCAATGCTCGGAGTCGGATGCGGCTTCGATGTATCGGGCGCTGGTAAATGCGAAGTAAAGAGCTTGCGCAAATTCAAGGCGCCCGTGGTCGATAATGCCGACGTGGAAATTAAAGTAAAGCGTAATCTCGAGAAAGAAGAAATCTTCACTCATTATATGGATTTGCTAAATACGTTATGTGTAAAGAGCAAAGAGAAGCTTGATAAGCTTCCTGCTGATTCATGGGAGCGTGGGAATTATACTAAAGATCTCGAGATGTATTCGTCGGGACTGGCGTGGCTCAGTGATATTGTGAAGAACTCTGATTATCACTCCACGCAAACTTATATTATTGAAGACACGCGTGAAGGATGGGTTAATGCCACTGGCAAACTTATTGATTCTTATTTGCTGGGTGAATATCCAGTTGTAATGGATTATTCAAAGATTCGCCCTGCTGGTCAGCCACTCAAGACATTCGGCGGTCTTTCTTCGGGTCCTGATCCGTTGATTGATCTTCATATTATGATTCGTGAAGTATTCACAAAGAACATCGGCCTGCCTATTACTGAACGCACTATTGTTGATATTATGAATCTTATTGGTAAGTGCGTAGTTGCAGGTAATGTTCGCCGCTGCCTGCCCAAAGGAACACTTGTTCATACTACTCGCGGTAAGGTTCCAATTGAGAATCTTAAGATTGGTATGAAGGTTGTTACTATGAACGGCGCGCGTAACATCACTCACTGGGTGAACCAGGGTCAGCAAGAGTGCGTGGAAGTAAAGACCTCGGAAGGCAACTTCATGGCTACTCGTAATCATCGAATGGCGGTAGCTAGCAAACTTCGTAAGTCATTTGGATTTAAGTCTATTGAAGAACTTACTCTGTCGGATAAGTTGGTTATGTCTCACCACTTCAACACCGAGAGCGGTGTCTGGAGCAAAGTAGATATTTTGAATATCGGCACTAAAGGAGTTATGTGTGATACTTATGATATTTCTGTTGAAGGAAATGAATATTTTGCTATTGAAAACGGCATTATTAGCCACAATTCATCGGAGTTGGCACTGGGACCGGCGGACTCTGAGGAATTTATTGATCTCAAGAATTATGCTCTGAATCCGGATCGTGTATCATACGGCTGGTGCTCAAACAATTCTATCTATGCTAAAGTTGGTATGGATTACAGCAATGTGGCCAAACGTATTGCTGACAACGGTGAACCGGGGTTGTTCTGGCTCGACAATGCTCAAAAATTCTCTCGTATGATCGACGCCCCTGATAACAAGGATGCTCGCGCAATTGGGTCTAATCCGTGCGCAGAACAGACACTTTGCAGTTACGAACTGTGCTGCTTGTGTGAAGTTTATTTGCCTAAACATAAGACGCTTGAGGAGTTCTTGCGTACACTCAAGTTTGCGTATTTGTATGCGAAGACAGTTACTCTTGGTGACTCGCACTGGGTTGAAACTAATCGCGTTATGATGCGCAATCGTCGTATTGGATGCTCGGTCACTGGTATCGTTCAACATGAAGCTGTTCATGGGCTTAATGTTCTTAAAGAATGGCTGGAGGCTGGATATCAAGAGATTCAGAAGTGGGATCGTATTTATTCTGAGTATTTTACAGTGCCTCGCTCTGTTAAGACTACATCCGTGAAGCCTTCTGGTTGCGTCACACCGTCAACTGTAATTTTGGCTTCAGATGATCCAAGTGAAGAGCATCTTCTGAATATGACTGTTCAAGGCGTTATGGAAGACTGCGGCGTTAATTTTAAGGATCACTTGAACAGCAAGGATACTTGGATTAAGCCTAAGCGAGATGTATGGGTAAAGTCGCACGATGGATCAATGCAACGCGTGTCTAACCTATATATTAATGGAGTGGCAGACTGTCTCCAGATTCCGCTTGAAGATGGTCGTACTATTGAGTGCACTCCTGAGCATAAGTTCCTGATTAAGGGTAAAGATGGAAATAAGTGGGTACGAGCTGATGAACTAAAGCAAGATGATGACATTGTTGAAGTTTAAGCAAGTATTTTAGTAAAGCTTAATTACATTTATTTTTTTGTGTTTGTGTATAGTTGGGTGAGTGTGTGGTGCGAAAATTGAAATGCATAATGATAAGTATTTAGAAAGTGACAAACTGCTGAAACATGTCATCCGAACTTCTGGAACTTATCAAGAAAAACACACCGGCGTCAAATAAGGAAGCAGTAAGACGCATATTGAATTGGACTTTTGGCTGTATAAGCAAAGATATGATAATAAGTATTACATGCTTCTATGGTAATATTACAGTAATTAAAGAACTTGTAAATATCGGATACTTTTCTGCTGAATATGTTCCTGAAGCATTGAATATTGCTGCAGAATACGGGCACGTTAAAATTGTTGAACTGATAATGCCTCCGTTTAAGAAGTATGATATTTTAATAATAGATGTTATTTGTACTTCCATTAAATACAACCATTATAATATATTTGAGCTGCTAATGGATGAATACGGGAATAAATTTGGTCAACATGTAATGAACTATATTTTACACAGAATTATTGGCACAAGAAGAAGTAAAATGTTGGAAAAATTCATTACATTTCCTTTGTGTAGTGCGGATGAGAGTACTTTGGCTGAAATAGACTTAAGTGAAGGAGAAGACGCACTGGAACTTGCAAAAATATTGTATATGGATGGAAGAGTAAAGATGAATCCTGATATTATTTTGGCAGCTGTTGAAAATAATGATTGGGAATTTATTGTCACATTAAATTATAATGAAGTTGATCTTAGTAAAGAAAATAACATAAATATTCAGAGGGCATGGGATCTGGAACACTATGAAACTGTGGCAATACTGTTAAGCACAAAAGAAGTGCTTACCACACTGGATATTTTATTAATAAAAAAATACAGGGCGGAATTAAAGAAGCTGCTTATGGAAAGATACTATGATCATATGTTGAATCTTGTTTTAACAAATGCAAGTGTATTGGAGATGTGTGATGTCATGTGGAACTTGACTCCATTGGCAAAAGGAATTTCCATGCACACGCTGTGGAACATTTTATCGACAATAAAAAATGCACTAAATGCTAAAAAGATATACAATTGATTTATTTTTTTAATTATTGTTAAAAAATAGCAAAACAATAGCAAAACTACTAAAAATCTACTTAAATTAACACAGAAAAAAAATGAATTGGATGATTTATAATTTATGGATTGCAATCTGCCGCAAAAACGCAGAAAAATGCTACGTCAAAAAATCATTGCAACATTTATTGATAGTAATCAAAAATGGAAGGAAAACAAAATTCCAGAATTAATTGACATGGTCATTCATAGAGAATTTTATTCGGATTGGATAACAAAAGATGTAACTAATTCGGGCAACGTTTCATTAGAATATGATTACATAGTCAAAAATCTTTGTAAAGACCCTACACATATTGTAGTTGACGGTTTATATTGTAGAAAAAATTGTGCGGTAACCCGTATTATTTGCGTAAATGTTTACAAAATATATTCTTTGAAAAAGAGCAATATTGAGGATAAAATACTTGATATTTCAAAAGAGCTACCTTATAAAAAAGAAATTATGAAAGAGATTGAAAGCGGAGAATCAAGCGGAGAATCAAATTCGGAATCAAATGCAGAATTGAGTGAAAATGATGAATCAAGCGAGGAATTAAGCGAAGATATAATTATTGAATCAAATATCGAATCAAGTGGAGAGGAAACTGAAGATACAAGTGATCACACAACCGACGAAGAAAGCGAAGAATATCAAAATCTTTACACGAGAAATAAAATTAGAAATGATTCATCATTTGAAACTGAATTTATAGGGAAATTAATGATTTATAAAGTTGATAATCAATGCATAGGATATGAAAAACAATGGTTAAATAAAGATAACAAAATGGAGACAAAACGTCAACCAGTTTGTACAACAATATTTAATAGCAATAGTAATAAGCAAAGATTTATTCGATCTGTATGGGATTGCAACTATGATTTCAAATAAATTGTATAAGTGCAAAAAACAATTACAAAAAACAATTGCAAGAAACACAGATGGAGTGTATAGTCACAATTGGTTGTTATTGTACATCTGGCTCTCTGTATTGCTTAATTATTTTTTTGAAATGTTTGTACTGACTCCACTTAAACAATATATAATCTGCATACATAGTTGACACATGTAAAGTAGGTAAATTATGCCTTGCAAAAACACTCATTAATTTAGATACTGGAGGACAAAAATCTCTATTTGGCATTTCAAGCTTTAAACATATATAATTAGCCGTCTTATCATGATGTTTTGTAATAATTGTATATACACCCGTGGAATCATCACAAGTTATAGATAAAGGTTGTGTATTTGATCCAAAGTCGATGTTATTTGTTGTATAACAAATATATGCATCTGGAAGTTTTGTTAAAATGTACATAGGTATAGAGTTATTTACAGCTTGTTGCAATAAAGGCATCGTTTCGGATGCCTTTATTGCCTTATGTCTATTGCGCATCCAATTAATCATATATACAAGTTAAAAAATATTTATAAATTATTTATGTTTGATAATTTACAAGATTATTTTTCATAAAATATCAAACATAATTAAAAGTGCCTTGAGTGATTTGATGGGTAAGAAAAAGTTATCTGATCAAAAAAATAAGGACCGATCAAGCCTCAACAGAAGAGTTGATATTGATAATGGCTGGACTTCGGCCTCCGAAATGAAAATAGAAGAACTGGGAAATGAAAGCGCAATTTATAGTTGGTTACATAAAAAATCCGCCGGTATTTTATCCGATAGATTGGTAAGAACAACACTTGCTGCTGCGATTTTATCAGCGATTTCATCAGCAGGCAGTTTTACATCTATTATTTCTCAAGTATTTGGCGAAGATTATTTTTGGCTTAGTGTTGGCACAAGCATTATTGGAGCAAGTATATCGCTAATAACTACAATTATATTAATATTCCAAAAAACATATGACTATGTTGGTAAAATCGAGAAAAATAAAGAAGCAGAACAAAAATATCAATGGACTAACTTTAAAATTCAAGGACAGCTTCAAATGCCTATTCAGAATCGCGAGAATGGTGCTCATTTCTTTGGCTGGATTTCATATGTAATTAATAGCATTTCACATATAGAGGATATTGAAGATGCTGCATTAGAATCATACGCAAAACAATTTCCGGATGATGCTATTCCCGGTATAGATGGTATTAGAAAGATAGTAATTGCATCAACATCATCGGATTCGTCGGATCATAATAGATCACCAAATAATTCTTCTGAGGACCCTGATGCAGTAGTTAGTCCATTACCTGCATCGCCATCGAATAGATCGATTCGTATGGTAACACCAGTATCAATGGAATCTAACAATATACCATTTAATTTTGCAAATACAGTACGTAGATCACCTGTGGATGCAACTAAACAATTACTAACACAAAGACGAGAACGTGTTATGTATGGCAACTATAATGAAGACACATCAAATAGAGCAAGTCCTATAAATAAGCATTTACAGTATGAAATACAAAGAGGCCGGAAACTTGCATTTAAAGATGAAGAATCATCGTCGGAGAATAATATAGCTAATAAATGGGCTGAAAAGAGAGAAAATAAACATAAGTCCTATCTTGATAGGGCTATTGAAAAAGAAATTGCGTTTGTAATTCCTGATTCATCAAAAGCACCGGTACCACCTCCACAACCGTCTATTCTATTGCATAATCTAAAATTAGCAAGTCAAGGGGCAGCTAACAGCAATAGTAGTATTGATAGCAGTAGTGATATCAGTACTAATTCGGAATATACTAGCGAAAGTAACAGTAATATAATTAGTGCTAAAACTAATGAGAGTACCAGCCACAAAAAATAATGTTAGGTTTTGCAGATGAGATTTTTTTTGTTTAATTTGTTCAAATTGTTCAATTCAATTTGTTCAAATTGTTTAATTTAACTATAAAACAATCAATTATATTTTTAATCTTGTTTCTATAATCTGCTTCATTGATAAAAAGTTGATGGGTTTAGAAACATATTCATCAAAACCACATTTACTTATATAATATTCACCATCTTCGAAAGATGCTACTGCTGTAACTGCAACCAATATTGGTCGTATACTTACCTCTATACTGTCTTTAATCATTTCAAGAAGTTGAAATCCGGTTACTTCTGGTATATTTATATCAATAAATGCAATGTCATATTTTTTACTTAACATAGATTGAAATGCGGGAATGCATCTTGAAAACACATCTACATTATTATAACCCATACGTTTAAGAAGTCTGTGAAGAACTTTCTGATGATCTATATTATCTTCTACTATTATCATATGATATTCATCAAGAGTTTTTGTTTTATGTTTGGACCTAGAAAAACGATTATTATCAAGAGGCGGGCTGTTAGATGTTGAATTATTAAAATGCATATTAGGTGAATTTTTTCTACCAATTTCTGGATTATCACTATCACTTGAATAACTTGAAAATGAAGCGCTGCGCTTAATAAACATTCTAGGATTAGATGTTCGGATGTTAATATCATCATTAGATATTTTGGCAAAACTATGTAGCCGCCCGGCTTCTATGCCTTGAGTTGATACATTTAATGCTACATTATCAACAAATGGGAATGTAGTTTTGTATTCTTTACTTGTATTTTGAAATACAGTCTTAAGATTAGAAACAGTAGATGTAGCTGCTGAAGCTGATGAAGATCTTGGTGTTTTTGGTATGGATTTAGTTGACGGTGCTGATAATATTGACGACATTGGGAGTACTATGTTTGGTGTAGGCGATGTATTTGGTATGGTTGTTGTGGTTGTTGTGGTTGGCGAGTTTGGCATATTTTGCTCTGACAATGCTAAATATACAGCCCTAAGAAATCTTTCTTTGCGAATTGGCTTATCTATAACATCAAAGAATAATCCCTCTTCATCAACGTGGCCTAATTTTGATGTAAGCAATATAATTGGAAAAGTGCCTCCAAGCTTGCGTATATCACGAGCAAGTTGTATACCTGTGTATTTACCTATATAGTAATCAATAATTGCAATATCAAAATGCGAACCATTTTTCACATGCATAAGTGCGATTTTCATGCTATTAGTAGTAGTTGGTTTCATATTCCAATCAAATAAATATTGGGATATTGTGATTAAATTACTATCATTATCGTCTACAACAAGCGCACGATTGTTTACTAAATGTATCAAGTCTAATTCTATTTTTTTAGCTTTATTGGATTTGCCAATTTCAAACTGGACTTTTACAACAAAGATGCTTCCCATACCGGGCGTTGACGATTCAAGCCATATATCTCCTTTCATTAATTTACATATCTTTTTACATATTGCAAGTCCAAGGCCTGATCCGCTGCTTGCTCTTGTTTTTGAATTTGGTAACTGAGTAAAGGATTTGAATAGTTTATCCCTATCTTGTTGATCGATGCCAATTCCAGTATCAATAATTTTACATATAATATTAATATTTGGTTCTTCATTGGTTTCAGATTTTTTATTTGTGTTTTTATCTATTTCTCCACTAATTACCAGGTTAATATGACCATAATCTGTGTATTTAATTGCATTGGATATAACATTCATTAAGATTTGGGTAAAACGTTCATCATCCCCATTAAGTATATCAGGTATTTCGGGGTCTACACTAAAAACAAATCCTAATTTTTTCTCTTTGACTAAACCTATTAGAGTTTCGATACAACTATTTACACATTCACGTAATGAGAACATTTTCTTGCGAAGAGTTACTTTATTAGAGTTGAGCTTTGAGTAATCAAGTATATCATTAATTTGGCTGCTTAATATTGTGCAATTACGACAAACTATATCATTGGCCTCTTTTATATCAAAAATCTTATCAGCGATGTTTTTATTGGGCAGATTATTTTTGACCGCTGATAAATTTATTAATTTTTCAAGTTCACCTATATCGAGAGATTGTAGATAAACCATATTAATGATGGAATTAAGTGGTGTGCGAAATTCGTGACTAATATTTATCACAAATAGGTTTTTATCTTCAAGATCTTGTATATTAATGTTATCTGCATGTTCTTCATCTGCTTCGCATGTTCTAATTATCGCAGATATTAATTTTGTTGTTGGATCCAACCACATATATTTAAAACAAACCGATATTTCGGTGCGATCTTTTTTAATTACGGAATGATAACGAGAATGATAAGGTTGCTCATTATTTGATGAATTAATGCTATTTTGGGTAAAATTCTTAATATAACCATCGTGCAAATTTGCGTGCATTGATGGTATTAAAATATTAACTTTACATCCTAAAAGTTCGTTTTTATCGTAGCCAAATAGAGTTTCAGTGGCTGTGTTATTATACACTATATAACCATCACTGTTTATAGTAAGTATTGCGGCATTTGCTGATTCAACTATATTTTTGTATATTGTTCCATCTTCAATTGATTTGAGCGCCTTTTTATATGTTGATTTGCTTCTATTAGAATGTGGAACATAAGGGGTGGTGCTAACCGATTGTGGCAAAGGAGGCAAGGGAGGATCAATTTGTTGATTTGAGATGTCTTTAGATTCATTTATTATTTTTTCATCTATAGGTTCGGCTTTAATATTACTGCGGTGGCTTCTTCGTCTACGGCTTCTAGATTTATTGGCATCATCGGTATTCATGTTTGTATATTTGAGTGACAAAATATAAAAGAAGTTTATTATAAAAAAAATATATAGCTCGCGAAATGCTTATTATCTGCTTTGTGTAGAAGATGATATTTTTCTTAATTGCATATTTGCATATGTAGTGTTTTTTGCTTTGTTATTTACCATTGGCTTATATTGAAGGAATTTCTCCGAGTATTCATCAGTAGTATCTTCAACAAGGTTTTCATTCAAGTTAAACTCGGTATATAATTTAGGCATTTCAATTATTTCACCGAGGGCGGTTGTAGGTCGAACTGCGCCTAATTGATTAAAGCCACTTGGTGTGGATGCACGAAGACCTTCAGTTGCATCCAATTGCTTTTGCATATACTGAGCAACAGCACTGGTTGCGTAACCGCTAGTATTGTCATCGATAAACTTATACTTGGGGGTTGATTTAGATCTTGAGCCTAAAGTCTCGTACTTTTGCTCCATATCATGTATATTTGCATCATCATCAATGCTATCAAAGATTTCTCGAAAAATGTCGAACTTAGGGTCCTCTAGGTTTTGCTGATTATCATTGTTAGATGTTTTTGATGATTTTGTAGTTATTTTTTCTATATCTTTGGATTCATCATCAATAACAGGTTTATCAACTACCCATTTAGCAATATAAATTATCACAATGATAATAGCTATAATAATGAGTGCTCGATATGTACCAGAAATATTTGAGTTTGCCATATTACAATTGTATATATTATTCAACATAATTATTTTTATAAGTTTTACTTTATATTTTTATAGTATAACTAAGAGTAATTACCAAATGCAGAAGAAAATTATTGCAATCGCGGTAATTACAATATTTGTAATTGCTTTATTGTATTTTTATAGAACGCCGACAATAAGCAGATATAATTTTGAACAAAATAAATTATATTCACCAGCGTATGGTAAAGTAGAAACTATTTTACATAATAAAGAGAAGAATTTAATAAGGATTAGCATTTTCCTTGATATCAACGATATTCATTCACAATATTATCCATCAAATGGAATGTTATTGTCAAGACAGACTATACCAGGTAAGTATGAGATAGCCACGCAAAATAGCAACACTGTTAATAATGCTAGAACTATAACTAAAATAGTGACTCCTTATCAAGACATAGTTACTATTGAACAGGTGTCTGGGTTAATCGCGCGAAAGATATCAGATGGTGGACAGAAGGTTGGCGCAACTGTGTCAGTTGGAGAGTATTTGGGCCGAATACACTTAGGAAGCAGAGTAAATATAATCTTCTCAGATGACTGGGAACCTACTGTTGCGGTAGGTGATATTGTAAGAGGACCAGATTCGGAAATTGCTAAATTAAGAGTTAATTAACAAGATTTATTTGTATTGAAATATAAATTATTTTTTTGTTGTTGGTTTTGTAGATTGTTGACCCTAATAAATAACGTTCGACTGAAACTATGTCCAAGTCATCAAAAAGTGTTCAATAATAGTGGTATAATATGCATTATTTATGATCAATGATGAATTTTATGATATTAGTAAACTACCTTTTGTAATTTTTTTGATAAAAACATACCAAAAAATGTGTGGCAATGGGTCGGTATGGTAAAATTTGTGATTTTTATGAAGCTATCACAGGGGGTGGTGAATTAAAAAGTGTCCAATGTTGATGATGTTTTAGGCATTATTTGTAGTTGGGAATAAATATTATGCTATGAAAAAATATCCATTTGTCCATTTTTTGAATAAAAAAAGTGGACACGTGTCCGAGTGACGGTCCGGCCCGATTTGATGATTCAATGTAGGGGGGTGTATATAAATGCAAAGTGATGGTCGTGTTATATAAAAATATTACTTTTGAGTGGTATTGTGTTGATATTTTTCTAGAACTGATTTTTATACAAAATTTTATTTTTTCTCGGTGTCCAGTGACCAAAAGTGCCGATTTTGCAGGTATATTCGCTATCATATTTTCAGAGTTGGGGTCCGACGATTTCATAGAAGAGATATAAAAAAGAATGCGGCTTTATTGTAAATATTTTTTAACACGAGGATACTGTTTGGACAGTCCAGGGTCCAAACAGGGTCCAGGTTACAAAAACAATACGTTATTGATGAGTGGATTATTCTTAAACTTTATTAATTAAAAAACGGGTCGGATAGTGCGTATCAAACCTAGGCCGGGACCAAGGGTCATAAAACGACTCCCGGAGACCCTCTCCGGAGGGGACAAAATGGTCCATTTTTTTCTTCAAAAAGTGCTTGATACAAGGTCCAAACTATCAAAAAATAGATTTTTATAAAGAATAAAGTTAAAATAAAACAAGTATGGATGGACCAACTTTCACTATTATACAGGGCGGGGGCTAGGGCCATTTTCGACACTTGGATGGTGTCCAATTTTTCTATTTTTTGCCTATGATGTTTGTGCAATATTTGCATGGAATAGGGAATGAATTTTTTCGAGACAAAAAGTGAAAAAATGCAAGACTATATACACCTGCATGTTTTTATTTTTTGACAGTACATGTTAAAATATTGTTTTATTTTGAATAAAAATTGAGATTTTATAAAACGCTCGTGACGAGGACACTTTTTGGACAAAAAATCGTGAAATAAATTTAGTTGCAAAGTTTTTTTCATATATTCAAGAAATAATCTTATGTTTTGTTTATAAAGTTGTAGTTTACCAACGAGGTATAAATATATCATATATTCAACAAGTGGTGGCTATCTCAATGATTAATTGATGTTAAAATTAAAAGACTATTATTCTATATTTTATTTTTAATCAAATAAAAATTGATAAAAACCTACTGTTACTCACGCACATATGTGATTTTAATATGACCCCAAAAAATGCCGAATTCATTTTTTAGCTAACACCCAAAAATAGGTCGCCGTTCGTCTTTTCTCCTCAAAAGTCGTCATGTAACCAAAAAATGGTTACATGATTTGATCTTTTTTAAAAAATGAAAATTCTTTTTTTGGGAGAAAACTTTTTTTTATTTTTTGAAATTTATTTTTTTGAGAAAGTAGAGAAAAAACAAGTAAAAAAATGCAAAAACGTAAAACAAATAAAATATTAACAACTCAAAATATGAACACAATCACCTCCTTGAAGTAATTTACCACAAGTTAGAAAAGCGATGATATATTAGTTGCGTACAAAATTTAATCAAGGACCCCACCAAGTGCAGTATAAAATTAACATAAAATCGGCCAAAAATTATACGCTAAAATCGCGTTTTATTATGCAACTATGCTAAATATATATACCCTTGAAGTTCAATATGATTTTGTTAAAAAATTAAAACATAAAAACATAATTGCTCGATGTTTGTTTGAGCGTTGTTGATTATTGGGTAATGTTGATTGATGTTGAGTGATGTTGTTAAATGATAAAAAATCACAAAATAAATTTAATAATTAGAATAATTTTAAAATATATATATTGTAGTATACATTAGATATAAGTTATAATCAAGTTAAAAATATATCTCACACAAGGTATTATATTTCTTCGATAATAAATGGATACTTCCATCAAAGAGATCGTTGAAATGAAAAATGACGAGGGTCAGTACATTATTGAAGACTCTGTTAGATTTGAATTAAATGAATTTTTAAACCAATTTCCGATTAGGATTATTGGAACTCATTTAAATCCTTACTTTTATGCCAGTGATATTTGCAAAATCTTGAACATTGAAAGAACTTACCGAGCAGTTGAAAATTTCGACGAGGGCGAGTTAATAAATTATTATGACCGCCAAGAGAAAAAGATTATCACGTATAAGTGGAACGGTACCGAGAACAGGAATATTTTACTACTTACTGAAGCTGGTGTTTATAGATTGCTGTTTAAGTATAACTCTGAGAAAACAGACATCTTTCGCAAGTGGGCTTGCATGGCTATTTCAACAATTCGAACTACCGGTCAATATATTTCGAATAGAGAGATTGTTCAGTTAAAAACTCGAAATGAGCAGCACCTTAAAGCAATTGGTAAACTTCATTCAAGTAATATAATCCTAAAAAACAAGTTGAATGCATTTGAGAATCTTACCGAATATATTTGCTTGTTTGAGCGAGAGAATGACGATCCTCGTGAGATTTTTTCAACATTTATGGTACCAAAACCTGATCGATGGGAGTGGGATCACTTGCGCCTAGATGATGAGGAAGATGATTGTGACTATATTCACGACTGGAAATTATACTCGGAGAGATACCCAGAAGACGTCAAATTTCGAAGCAATTATTATAAGCTCACTACCAAACCCACAATAAAGGACTGGGTTTATTATGGCATAGTTGCTCGTGTATATGTTAGAGACGCCGAGGCGATGCTTGCCAAAATAACTCAAAAAATCGATGAATATGCAGTGGGTAAAAATGTGTTCATGTGCCACGGAGAAGAAATTCTTAAAGCTTTTAATGAAGTATTTGAGAATCCAATTATTTCAAAGGATTTTGAACTTTCTGCTGAAGAATCTAAATTAAACAGCATGAACTTGAAAATGCCCAAGCGTAATCATCCTCGACGAGCATTAAATTATAAAACCGGCTTTGAATATAATCGATCTGGGTTTAGCGTGGACGAAATTGACGATAATGAAGACGATGATGAAATCCCTTCTTATATGTTAGATTTTAGTCCTAATAGCTCAGAAAAAATTATTAAAACAAAATCCTCGGTAACAGTTGATGATGTAGATACATGGATCGAAAAAAATATTCCAAAAGGAACTTCTTGTTGATAAGTTAATTTAAAATAACAATTGCATCATTAATAAATAAACTCGGGTTATAATTAAGTATATATTTTTTTAATTGATAATTATTAATTAAGTATGTACAAAAGTATCAAGATGCTTTCTTTTTATAGAAAAAGAAAAAAAGAATCTCGGAGAGGGGAGTATGAGATAAAAATTCGTAATATATTATATTGAAGAGACATTAATGACATAACATCTCAATTAAATAATATAAATTTATCTTTAAATTTAACCTCTGACAACAATATACCTCATTTACAAATGAGTACTAGAAAACGAGCATCTGTACAGAATAATATTGCTCAAAGTACTGATTTGTCGATTGTATCCGATGATAATACTAAATTCTATAAAAGAAAATATAAAAGACGTAAATTTAAATGGGATATTGATGAATTTCCTCATGAAATACTAATTCAAATTATGAAATATCTTGTTATCACAGACACCATGACATATCTTAATGCTCGTGCCAGTTGTAAAAAATTAAAAAGCATATGTGATATGCATGAAGTGGTTGCACATATAAATCTAAAAGAAGGCACTTTCAATGAACTAAATCCCTTTTTATATCATATATCTAACCTTCGTTTTTACGGAAACTTTGAAGGTAAATATAATACTCAAGGGGTTATTGATGCAAATTATATTCTTGGCTGTTTATATTTCTATAAAAATGACGTTTTCAATGCATATAATCATTTTGAGTATTATTTCCGAGCTAACGCTGAAAAAGGCATATATAGGATTTATAAATGGTCCAATGTTGATATATGTGTGTTAGGTGCTTTTAAGTTTAACAAGCCTAATACTACCATTTCAACACAATATATAATGTATATGCATAGTATGGAATGTTGTCATTTACGTTTTGCAGTCTCTAAGACTCAATATGCGCGTTATGATACTTATGATGTAAATTATGAAACTCGCAATGCAAGTACTAGTGAGTATGCAAATAATACTTCAAATACACCAATGCATTTAATAAAAACCTACTTTAGAAAAAGGTATGATGTTGATGAAGAACATATGGAATATATGTTAGCTTATCTTAGTGAAAAATTTCAAATAGATATTAGAGGTAACTGGAATTTTGTTGATATGGGATGTAGCAGTAATAGATGGAATTATTTGAACAACTTTTCACTAGATCTTCTTGATCAAGATTTTGGGACATATGACCTATCTAGAGCAATGGCAATGCATCATCATCCATTTAATCTTTGTATTATTAATAGTGATATATTTTCTAGCGAAGGTGATTATGATGAATAGGTATCTTAATTAAAAACAACCAACACAACCAATAACATAATTAATAAATTATTTTTTGACGTTGGTGTTATATGCTGATATTTTATATTAATAAAATAATCATCCGGACACTGAGTATTTTAATAGATATTAAAAAATTGAAATCGCATATGTATATAAAGCACAATCCTTTACATCTCCGTTTATATCCCAAAAAATGGTCAAGCTGATCGCAAACCCCATTCAAATTGGTAAGAAGTTTACCGTTGATATTGAAGTCGAGAATACGCACTCTTATTTGATTGCGACTAAGGTACCCGTTGCGGCCGAAGCCAGCGGGACTACCGAAGCCGACAATCACAATCCCCAGTATAAGCATGTGTGCAGTCATAATTCAGTCTCACTGCTTGCTGGAACAACTCCGGGAGTGCACTATCCTATTTCTCGCTATTATCTTCGTCGCGTTCGCTTGATGAAGGAGTCGCCTCTCATCCCTGCTTTGCTTCGAGCGGGCCTTCATATTGAAGACTGCTTTGGCAGCGAAAAGACTACTTGTGTAGTTACATTCCCGATTAAACTTGATGAGAATGTTCGTACCCAAAGTGAAGTCAGTGTTTGGGAAAAGGTTCGTCTTGCAGAGTTTCTGCAAAATTATTGGGCTGATAATCAAGTAAGTGTTACAATTGATTTTGATCCGGCCACGGAAAGTCAGCATATTAAGCATATTCTGGATTATTGCCAGTACACACTAAAGTCAGTAAGCTTCCTGCCTCGCTCTGAAGGTATTTATCCTCAAATGCCATATGAGGCTATTACGGAAGAAAAGTACAACGAACTGGCAAAAAATATTAAACCGGTGGTATTTGATGATGACGTGGTTAATCGCGATGTTGAGAAAGAGCAAGATATCTTCTGCGATGGTGATACTTGCACTGTAGTCAAGCGTTAAATCATTTATAAATTCATCAATTAGGTATATTCTTATAAATTCAACTGTCATTATTGACTTTATTTTTTGTGGCGGTTGTGG